CCTCACAGCCCTTGGGGCGGCTCGCAGGCATGGTTTAAGCGTGGTCTGCGGTCACACTCACCGCGCTGGGGTATCGGCCTTCACAGAGGCTTCAGGGGGCAAAATAGGCCGTATCCTGAGAGGTGTAGAAGGCGGGCATTTAATGGATGTGCGCAAAGCTGGCTATACCAAGGGCACAATGAACTGGCAGCAGGCTTTTATCCTAGTAGAAGATACTCAGGTCACGCTTATTAATCTAGAAAAAGATGGCACTTTCGTAGTAAATGGGCGCAGGTATGGACGATCTAGATAACGATATAAAGAGGACTATAGATACAGCCATGGATGAGGCAGAATCGTTACCATTTCGTTACCTTAAAAGCCTAGACAAGGCCTGAATGAGGCGTATTGTTCTACTCATGGAAGCGAGAACGGCTCGCGGAAATGAAAGGGCAAAGCTAATGAAGACGATAAACCAAGAAATAGAGCAAGACTTTGAACGCTTGCATGAAACTTCTATGCAATGGACTGAAGAAATCTGGGGCGAGCAGGTAAACGATCGCAGGTTTATAGCCTACGACTCACCAATTGATTTTAGCCACAGTTATATTTACTGGTATGAAAACTATGCAAGCTTGATTTCGGCGCGAAGCATTCTTTACATTATGAATGAAAAATACGCTGTTCTAAGCGATGAGGCCACCGGCCAATGGTGCATGACCTCAACTTATGGAAGTCCAGTGTGGCAGCGATGAGTATTCTTCAGCTAACCATTTGCGGCATTGCATTTCTTATGTTTTTTATTGGCTATAAAATAGGCCATCGCGATGGCTACATAGTAGGACGCAAAGCTGTTCGCAAGCATTACGAAAACTTTCAGAAGGTGCGAGCATGAAGCATGGAGAAATCTTACAAAGCGCAACAGATCTTTATCAGGAACGCGGATTGCATTACGGCCATCCAAGTGACAATATGGCAAGAGCAGCAAGGCTTATCAGCGCCTACTTGGAAATGCCGGTTGAGGATTACCAAGTTGCGGTCATTCTCTCACTCGTCAAAATCGCCAGAACCATTGAAGACAGCCAGAAGATCGACAGCTGGATCGACTCGGCCTCTTACATTGCAATTGCTGGACAACTAGCGACAGAAGGGAGTGAACTCTATGTTTAGATTTAGAAAGCATGACAACGATATAGCTCTTGCTTTTCACATTGGATATGACACACAATTTAGAACGCTTCTTATGTGCATGAGTTTCTATAAGTATGAATTCACTTTTAAGCTAGGGGATTGGGGTTAATATGTTTGATTTATCGCTATATGAAACAGTTGAGGATCGTTTAATCAAGTACTGGAAGGATCACCCAGATGGGAGAATATTTACTGAGGTTATTGAGCACACCCTTAATCGCTTTATTATCAAAGCTTCTATCTATAGAACTGAAGTGGATGCACAGCCTTGGACAACTGGCTTTGCTGAGGAGACCGTCTCAACGCGAGGAGTCAATTCTACTTCGGCGCTTGAAAATTGCGAGACGAGTGCGATTGGTCGCGCATTGGCTAACGCAGGTTATGCTGCGAAAGGCCAACGCCCTAGCCGTGAAGAAATGTCTAAAGTAAAGGCTAACGAACCTAAGCCCTTACAATCTCGCTTAGAGGAGAAGATCATTACACCGGTTGAAGATGATCCGTGGACAGTAAAGGCGGTTGCTCCAGCTGGCACAGCAGCGGAAGCAGTAGCGCTGGTTCAGGAAGTACTAGGCGCAACCAAGATAGATAAAGACATCCCTCACTGCGCTCACGGTGCTCGCATCTGGCGCACAGGCAACAAGAATGGAAAGCCTTGGGCGAATATGAGTTGCAGCGGGCAGCCAGCTCGTTTAGAAACTTGGGCCAACTTTAATAAGTGCGAACCTATTTGGTATGTCATAGATAACAATGGAGCATGGAAACCGCAAGAGGCCCGAGTATGACGGGCTTACAGTTTATGAACCAAGATGGTGAGTGGGAGTCATTTCCAACCGATGATGAGCTATATGCTAAGAAAAGAAAGCGCGAGGCAGTCCTTGATGCGCTTCAAGTTAGGATATTGTGTCACCTATGCAACGAACCTGTAGCCAAAAACGAATTAGCTTTCTGGATAGCAGGCCGTTCAATTACTTGGTCATGTATGAAATGCCACGCGGTCAATGAGTCAAAGCCGCAAGTATAGAGGCTTCAGAACCGAACGAGTGGTAGCAGATTATCTGCGGCTCTGGTGGGAAGGAGCTTCAGTAGGTCGAGGCGCTGGGCGTGACATTCTCAATGTTCCGTTCGACTGCGAGGTCAAAGCGCGCACAGGTCTCGATGTCTCGGGAACACTCCGCCAGATCGAATCCAGAACAGCAAAGAGTGGGCTATTGGGGTTTGCCTGCTTTCGCTTAAATGGACAAGGCGAGAAAGCAAGCGACTATGTTGCGATGCTGCGCCTTGCAGATCTGGTGGAGTTACTCGTTGCAGCTGGATACCAGAAGCGCACAGATAGCGTTAAAGACTCAGACATTCGCAGGTGCCAGCAGTGCGGTGAATGGACAATAAATGATCCGTGTAAATGGTGCGAGTCGCAGTGATGGAGAAGAATTCTCTGCAAGACTTAGCCGTCGGTCTTTGGACTGCCTATGAATACTCGCTACCAGACACGCCAGTTCGCGTTGCTAGAACTGCGCTGTTCATATTGGAAAGGGAAGGTTGGATTATATGTCGGGCTACGGACGAGGAATAGAAACTGGAGACGAGCATTACACGCCAGATTGGGTGTTTGATAAGCTGAAGGTAAAGTTCGATCTTGATGTATGTGCACCGCCAGAAGGCCGAGGTATAGCACCGGTCCACTACTGCGAGGAACAGGACAGCCTTATTCAGCCTTGGTTTGGCAATGTGTGGATGAACCCGCCATATTCTAAGCCTGCTCCATGGGTAGATAAGTTTATAGAGCATGGCCAAGGAATAGCTTTGCTGCCCATGACTCGTGGCAAATGGTGGGATAAGATTTGGAATGCCAGCGACTCAGTAGTTCCATGCGAGTATAACTTTAAGTTTGTGCGACCAGATAACACTGAAAGAATGATCATGTTTAGAACCATGTTCTTTGCAATAGGCATGGAGAACGCTACAGCTCTGGACAGCGTAAGCCAGAACAGAGTGCGCTAGTGCCAATTTATGAGTTTGAATGCACAAATGATCTATGCGAGGCAAATCTTCGCTATGAGAAGGAGTTAAAGATCAATGAGCCACATGATGTTGAATGCGGGTTCTGCCATGAACCCATGCGCAAGATATACAGCTCGTTTGGAATTCATTTTAAGGGTTCTGGTTTCTATAGTACGGACAAGTAAATGAGCCACGCCGATTTGAGCAGGACTTATGCAAATGTATTAGTTGGCTCTGGTACTCTATCGGCTAGAAGCCATCAAGGCTTCAACTCGCGCCTGAAAGGCGTAGCGCGAGAGTTAGCCGCAGCTATTGGGATACTTCTATCTATAGCTACTGCCTCAGATGTAGAGGCTTCAATAGTGCCAATCAAAGAACTTGCTAACTACCAGCTTACTGATCAGCAGTATTTATGCCATAACTCAATCATTACTATAGAGAGCAGATGGAAGATAAATGCTGTTGGTAATAAGACCGGCAAAGTAAGAGCGTATGGGTACTACCAGTTAAAGAGTAAGGCTGCTATGAATGCGCCTTACGATAAGCAGTTTGAACTGTATTGGTACTATGTAGCAAAGCGTTATGGAGTTACTAAGTACGATGAACCTAACTACTGTAAGGCACTGCTGCATCTACATAGACATGGATGGCAGTGATGCCCAAAGACCCTAGAGACAGCAGACAGTGGAGAGCGCTTCGCTTATCCATCTTGGCTAGGGATGGTTATACATGCCACTACTGCGGCCAAGCTGCTACAACCGTCGATCATATACTGCCTGTTAAGACCAACCCTGACCTTGCTATGAGCGCCGAGAATTGTATAAGCGCTTGCCGTCAATGCAATAGTGCTAAAGGATCACGCTCAGAGGGGCTTTTTTTGCAGCGCAGGTTAACCCCCCCTGTCTTTCCGACCTTCCTCTCTCCAATGCGTAGCACAATCCAGCAGGACAGCCCGTTTACCAACCGCCCTGAGCCTGAAAGCAGCCGATGATGGCCGCCCGCAAACCACCGTTACGAGGGGCAACAGAACCAAGACTTCATAGCCCTTATTTAAAGGGTAAGTCCAAGGTCGATGATGTAATTGAGCTGGCAAAGCTGATCAATATGCCGCTTCTGCCATGGCAGGAATTCTGCTTACGCGACATGCTGAGAATTGATAGTAAAGGCCAATGGGTACGCAAAACCAACTTGCTGCTTGTAGCTCGTCAGAATGGAAAGACTCATCTAACGCGAATGGTGATCTTGGCTCATCTTCTGAAGTGGGATACGAAGAATATAATCATTGCTTCTTCTAATAGAGCTATGGCCTTGGATACCTTTCGCCAAGTAGCTTCAGTCTTAGAGCAGAATGAAAACCTAATGGCACTTACCAAAGCAATCCGTTACGCCAACGGTACTGAGTCTATTGAGATGAAAGATGGGCGCCGCCTTGATGTAGTAGCGGCTACGAGAGACGGCAGTCGCGGCAGAACCGCCGATGCGTTATTCCTAGATGAGGTTCGTGAGTGGTCAGAAGAAGGCTACCGCGCAGCCATGCCGGTCACGAGAGCCCGCGCCAACGCGCACACATTTTTGACATCGAATGCGGGTGATGCGTTTTCTATTGTGTTGAATCAACTTAGAGAAAGAGCGCTGGAGAGCCCGCCCAAGTCATTTGGATACTACGAATATTCGGCTCCTCAGTACTGCAAGATAGATGATCCTAAAGCTTGGGCCATGGCCAACCCTGCACTTGGCTACACCGTTACCAAAGAAGCTTTAGAGGAGAGCGTTGCAACTTCTCCAATTGAAAATACCCGAACCGAATTGCTTTGCCAATGGATTGACTCGCTTTCTAGCCCTTGGCCTCATGGAGTTCTGGAAGAAACCTCAGACTCAACTCTGCAAATACCGGTTGGCGGCTATACCGTGTTCGGATTTGATGTATCGCCTTCGCGTCGCAACGCTTCGCTAGTAGCGGGCCAAATATTGCCAGATGGGCGCATTGGCGTTGGCATATTACAGACATGGGAGTCTCAACTCTCGGTAGATGACCTTAAAATTGCAGCTGACATCAAGGCGTGGGCCGATCAGTACCGTCCTCGGCAGATTTGCTTTGATAAATACGCTACCGCTTCCATTGCTGAAAGATTGGCCAATGCTGGCTGCGTAACGCAAGATATTTCGGGCCAGCAGTTTTATCAGGCGTGCGGTGATCTTCTTGACGGATTGGTGAACCATCGTGTTGTGCACAATGGCCAAGCAAACTTAATCCAGCAGATGAATAACTGCGCAGCTAAAGTAAACGACTCAGCTTGGAGAATTGTGAAGCGCAAATCCGCAGGCGATATAAGTGCGCCGATTGCACTTGCAATGGTTGTTTCCATGTTAATGAAACCTCAGCAGGTAGCGCGCATTTTTGAGGGCTAATTTTTTAATTGGTGTATAATAGTTCCCCTATGGCACTCTTTGGGCGTAAAAAAGAAATCACAGCGCAGACTAATCCCGCTGTATATGATGCTCCGTTCGGCTCCTCTTACTCAATGGGTAACTTTGGCGGCTGGAACAACTGGGGCTCATCCATTGATCGCCAAGCTGCCGTTTCGGTTCCAGCCGTCAACCAATGTCTTAATTTAATCAAGGGCGTCATTGCTGGCATTCCTTTAGAAATGTATTCAATGAACACTGGCGAAGAATTGGCCATGCCAACTTGGGTTCGCCAACCAGATGCTCGTGCTCCTCGGTC